ATATTTGAACAGAAACTTCAACAGGAAAGATTCTATATGTTTATCGATATATGTCATGATTGGCACATGAGAGATGGTTCAAAAATATCAGCGTTTATGGCAAGTGGTGAATCAAAATACAAAGACGAATTATTCAAACAAAGAATTATCAATAATCCAAGAGTAAGTTATTCAGAAAAAATTATTGATATTAAGGTTCCAGACAATTGCAATTACTTCAAAGGTGATAAAGCAGTTATTCCAATAATTGAAAAAGTCGTTTAGAATTGTAAGTCTATATTTATTAGTGTAAAAATGGTTATAGAATATCAATATGATTGAAAATTTGGCTAAAACAGCTATAGAAAACGGTGGAAGTATATCACCACTCATCATACCAAGTGAATTGACAGGTGGTACAGGGTTATGCAATTCTTCTATTCTTGTTAAAGATGGTGAAATACTTGTAAATGTGAGACATGTAGGTTATACACTTCTTCATTCTATTGGTGCAAAGTATCACAGAGATGAAGGTGGAAAATTCCAATCCAGATGGGGACCTCTATCGTATTTACATCCTGAAGATGACATGACTTTGAGAACAACAAATTTTATCTGTCGATTAAATAAAGATTTATCAATCAAGGAATATCATGAAGTTGATACATCTAAATTAGATAAGAAACCAGTTTGGACCTTTATAGGACTTGAAGACGGTAGATTAGTTGAATGGAATGGAAAACTTTACCTTTGTGGTGTTAGAAGAGATACCAAACCAGATGGTGAAGGTAGAATGGAACTTTCAGAAATTGAGATTCATAAGAAGTATATCAAGGAAATTTCCAGGGTCAGGATACAACCACCTATAGACAAAGACTCTTATTGTGAAAAAAATTGGATGCCAGTTTTAGACTTACCATATCATTTTGTAAAATGGGCAAACCCAACAGAAGTTGTAAAGGTTAATCCTACCACTAAAAAAAGTCACATTATTTCTTCAGGTAGTAAAAACGATGTAGCGTTGAATAATTTACGTGGAGGTTCACAAGTACTAAAGTGGAAAGATTATAGAATATGTTTAGTACATGAAACAAGTTATTGGTATTTTACAGAACGTGGGGATGCTAATAAAGATGCAATATACAAACATCGTTTTTTAGTTTGGGATAAGGATTGGAATTTAATCAAGGTTTCTGATTCGTTTAGTTTTATGGGTGGACAAATAGAGTTTTGTTGTGGTGCTGCTTTTCATGAAGGAAACTTGTTAATCACTTTTGGTTTTGAAGATAATGCGAGCTTTTTACTTTCTTTACCAGAAACAGTTTTAGACCAAATTTTAGAGTTGGGATAGAATTATGAGTAATTTACAAAATAGATTAAAAAAATACACTCAAGACCCGTTATTACCAGATAACAATTTTCACTTAGGTCATGAATATGAGAAAATAAAACAGACAGCATCAGCTTTAACATTCTATCTTAGAGCTGCAGAGTTAACTGACGATAATAAATTAGCTTATTTTTCATTATTGAGAGCTGCGGAATGTTTAATAACACAGCCTAAAAGAATATACTCAACAAAAGGTCTTGTTTTACACGCAATAGCTCTCTTTCCAGATAAACCAGAAGGTTTTCACCTTTTAAGTAAAATTTACGAAATGTCAGGGGAATGGCAAGAATCGTATACTGCTGCAGTTAGTGGGTTAAAATTTGCAAAGAACTCTTTTGGTGATTTTGATGGTTACCCAGGTGAATATGCATTACTATTTCAGAAAGCAGTTGCAGCTTGGTGGATTTGGCGAGTTGATGAATCGTTAGAAACATTTCGTGATTTAGCTGCCAATTATGAAATGTCAGTAGAGTTTCAAAGATATGTCCATAATAATTTGCGAAATTTAGATAAAGATTATTACGGTATTCTCCCTTATGATAGGGGTAAACTTAACCAACTGCGGTATAAGTTTAATAATGTTGAACGAATTGATAAAAATTATTCACAAACTTATCAGGATATGTTTGTATTAAGCATGCTTGATGGGAAAGAAAATGGTACATATTTAGAAATTGGTTCAGCAGATCCATTTCATAACAATAACACTGCATTGTTAGAAACGCAGTTTAATTGGAGCGGTATTTCAATTGATATTGATACAGATGAAGTTGACAAGTTCTTAAAAGAGAGAAAGAATTTAGTTTTAGCTGCAGACGCTACCAAAATAGATTACGCTAATTTATTGAAGAAAAATAACATAAAACAAAATGTTGATTATTTACAAATTGATTGTGAACCTTCAGAAACAACATATAACGTGTTGCTGTCAATACCATTTGATGACTATAAATTTGGAGTCATAACATACGAACATGACTATTATGCTGATGAATCAAAAAGTTTTAGAGATAAATCGAGAGATTATTTGAAATCATTAGGGTATGAACTGATAGTAAATAACATAGCACCTAACAGCTACAACAGTTATGAAGATTGGTGGGTACACCCAGATTTAGTTGATAGGGAAATTATCAATCAAATGAGATATGTAAGTGATGAGATTAAACAAGCAGAAGAATATATGCTTCGTAACATGAAAATGTCAGTTCCTGTTATAGGGACAGCAGTAGTGAATAGTGCAAAATGGTTAAAAAGACTTATAGAAAGTGTAGATTACCCCGTTGATAACTTTTTTATTGTGAATAATAACGGTAGGGGAGAGTTAGATAAAGATTTAGATGAGATAGTAAAAACCAATCATAAGTTTATTAAGAAAATTACGGTTACACACTTACCTGCTAACATAGGTGTCTCTGGAGCGTGGAATATGATCATCAAATGTTTCATGAATGCACCTTATTGGATTATTACCAATGATGATGTTTCATTTGGTAAGGGGTTCTTAGAGGAAATGTCTTCAGTAGCAAATAGTGATCCTGAGGTTGGTATAATTCATGGACATAAAGGAGATTTTAATGCTGGAAGTTGGGATTTATTCTTAATAAGAGACCATATCATTCAGGAATTTGGCCTATTTGATGAAAACTTGTACCCTGGATATAATGAAGATGCTGATTACATAATGAGAACTATACTTAAGCCAATTAAGAAAGTAATGTCAATTGATAAAATGTATTATCATGGAACTGGGGAAAAAGATGATTACCACACTCATGGGAGTCAAACTAAAAAAACTGATCCAAGTCTTGAAAAAAAGCTCAACCGCGCTAACGAAATGAACATAGAGTATTTGAATGAAAAGTGGGGACCAGATTGGAGAACATGTGCGCCATGTGAACACCCATTTGGAAAGGATGATTTACCATCTTCATATACAAAATACGACTTAAAATTTGTTCGTTCCAAGAATTTGGGATTTTAAGTGGTTAGAATTGTAAACCCATATTTATATTTGATTAATAAACAAACAAAGGAGAAAACAAAATGGACTTAGGTACAATCTCATTAGTTATTGGAGGTATAGTTGCAGCTCTTGGTGTATTTGGCGGTTTTCAAAGTGTCAAAAAATACAAAGATGCACTGGTGCAAATCAAAGAAGTTGTAGATAAATACATTGAAGCAAATGCAGATCATCGGATCACAAAGAAAGAGCTCAAAGAGCTTATGGACGAACTTGCAGATGTTGTAGTTGCACTCAGTGGTATATTCAAAAAATAAAAGGTAAGTTATGACAGAAGAAAAAATAAACAATATCAGTCAAGAAGATATTGATGCAGTACGTCAATTACAGGAAGAATATCAACGGAAAATGATGCAGTTTGGTCAGCTCAAAGTTGAACGTTTAGCATTTGAGCAAAGAAAAGCACTGTTAGATGATGCTGAGAATACTCTAACACAGGAGTATGACGCACTTCGAAAACAGGAAACTGAACTCATTGAAAAACTGAATGATAAATACGGTCCTGGTACTCTTGATATCGATACTGGACAGTTTACAGCAGTAACAGTAGAAGAATAAATTATATTTCCAAATAATCAATTTTTATTGGTTGTTTGAGGTTTCAGCGTTATATTTATTTATGAGCAAGTATAGGCTTGCTCCTTTTACTTGCAAGTAAACTATAATTGGGAGAAAAATAATGGTAGAAAGAATTGTTTCACCTGGTGTCTTCACCAGGGAAAATGATGTATCCTTTCTTCCCCAAGGTATTGCACAAATCGGTGCAGCAATCATAGGTCCAACAATCAAAGGTCCTGCATTCGTTCCAACAGTCATTGAAAGTCAAGGACAGTTTGATCAGGTGTTTGGTCCCGTTGATGTAAATTACTACGCTCCATATACTGCTAAACAGTATTTGAAGAGTGCTGGAACCGTTACGATTGTCAGAGTTCTTGGGACAGCAGGATACACAATAACTAAAGCAATTGAATTACACTCAGCAGGCAATAATTTTTGTGCTTTATTAGCACCCACGTATGATTATACAATTGTTGATGGTGATGGTGATATCGCTTCTGGTAGTACAGTTTCGGCATTTGTGTTAACGGTTGGTGGTACAGACTATTCATGTTCGTTAGACCCTTCAAGTGATAAATATGTCACTAATGTGTTTGGTGAGCAAGCAAATCAAGGTGCTACCCCATCTTTAGATGTTTATGTGTATAAACATTTTGAGGTGTCAAACGGTACTATAACAACAAGTGATCTTGTGACAGCAGAAACTGGTTCGCATGATATTGCAATTACAACAGCAGGATATCGTTGCGCAACAACACCGTGGATCCTTTCACATGAAGCAGCAACTGATTCAAGGAGTCAATTATTCAAATTTCACACACTATCACATGGTGATACAGCAAATAGTGAAATCAAAGTTGGTATTCGCGATATCAAGAATCCTTCAGAAATTGCAGGGTCAGATTACGGTACATTCACAGTTGTTGTTCGCGGCGTTTATGATTCATTCGAATCGACAGATTCAGATACGAAACCAGATTTGAAAGAAACATTTACTGGTGTAAATCTTGATCCAAATAGTACAAATTATATCGCGCGTAGAATTGGTGATAGGTATTCAACAACAGATTCAGACGGTAAAGTAACATATCATGGTGATTGGAACAGTAAGAGTGCTTTTATTCGTGTTGAGGTTGATAATAATGTAAAAGATGCTATTTATTCGGCCGAAAAGGTACCTTACGGATTTGATTCTGTTTTAGTTCCAGTTATTGCGGCAAGTGGTTCAACCAGTGTTATACCAACCGCATCATTTGTGACATCGCAAGATTCAAATACAAATTATGAAAAACGTGTATATTTCGGGTTTGATTTTTCAAATGAAGATAATAAAGAATATTTATCTGTATTAGAAGATAGCGCAGCTGCTGGTTCAAATCTTGATTTTCACTTGAGTGATCTATATGGCCATGCAAGTTCAAGCTACACTGGAAGTTTGAGTGGTTCATCCGCTTCAGATATTTCAGAGGTACCTCTTGACATGAGAAAATTCATTGTTCCATTCCAAGATGGTTTTGATGGATTTGACCCAACCACGCCAAAGAATACTGGTGAAGATATTTCAACAACTAACTTAATGGGGTACAATTTAGCATCAGGACAATCTGGCGCAATTGCTTATAAAAAAGCAATTGACACAGTTTCTAACCCTGATGAAATTGATATCAATATGTTAGTACTTCCAGGTGTCACTTTGAATGAACATTCATACATAACTGAGTATCTGAAATCGATGGTCGAAACAAGAGGTGATTGTTTTTATGTTGCTGATTGTGTTAGAAAAGGTTTGTCTATAACTGACGCAATTTCAGCTGTAACTGCATGGGATTCAAGTTACGTTTCAACATATTGGCCTTGGGTTCGAATGTTTGATGCAGTGAACAACAAATACATTTGGGTTCCACCTTCAGTTGTTATGGCTGGTACAATTGCATTCAATGACCAAGTCGCTGCAGAATGGTTCGCACCAGCGGGTCTAAATCGCGGTGGTTTAACAGATGTTATTGAAGCTGAAACAAGATTAACACAAGCAGAAAGAGATGACCTTTATGTAGATAGAGTTAATCCAATTGCGACATTCCCAGGTCAGGGTGTAACCGTTTGGGGTCAGAAGACTTTACAAGCAAAACCATCCGCACTTGACCGTGTGAATGTAAGACGATTACTGATTGGTGTTAAAAAGTATATTGCTTCAGCAACAAAATACTTGGTATTTGAACAGAACAACTCTGCAACAAGAAATCGTTTCTTAAACATTGTAAATCCATATTTGGAATCAATACAACAAAGAAGTGGTTTAAGTGCATTTAAAGTTGTAATGGACGAAAGCAATAACACTGCAGATGTCATTGATAGAAATCAATTAGTAGGTGCGATTTACTTACAGCCTACCCGTACTGCTGAGTTTATTATATTAGACTTCAATATTATGGGATCCGGAGCGGTATTTCCTGAGTAATTGAACGGGACATCATAAAAAAACAAAGAGCTCTTCTACTATAGGGGAGCTCTTTTTTTACATTGATTTAGTAAGATTTTTTGACAATCTGATATTTATTAGTGAGATAATAAATTTTTAGGAGAAACAGAATGGCAGATTTTATAGACCCAACAGAGATTATGTTCACAAATTTTGAACCTAAACTCAAAAATAGATATATTTTCTATATTGAGGGTATACCATCATATTTGATCAAAGGAGCTGCGCGGCCATCTATAGATTTCAACGAAATTGTTCTTGACCATATCAACCAGAAAAGATTTATCAAGGGTAAAGGTGAATGGCAAGCAATTGACATAACATTATACGATCCAATTGTACCTTCAGGTGCACAGGCAGTTATGGAATGGGTTAGACTATCACACGAATCAGTAACAGGTCGTGATGGTTATTCAGATTTTTATAAAAAAGATGTAACAATTAATGTCATTGGCCCAGCAGGGGATAAGGTTGAAGAATGGACACTTAAAGGTGCTTGGATTACATCTGCTGATTTTGGTGATTTAGCTTGGGACACAGATGACCCGCAAGAAATCGCAGTTAGCTTACGCTACGACTACGGAGTGCTTCAATATTAACTTTTAATAAAAAAGCTAACAAAAAAACCTCTTATTCACGTAAGGGGTTTTTTTATGGTGGGAATCTTTTGGAAGGTTATATTTATTAGCGAACAGTTATACAAGGGTTTTTACTATTCTTACTATACTAAAAGAAAGAATTTGTTTACATAATACGGGAGAACAATAATGTTAGACCAAAAAGAAAATGCGTTTCCAACTGAAATGGTAGAACTGCCAAGTAAAGGACATTTCTACACACAAGAGAATCCACTCTCAAGTGGTAAAGTTGAAATCAAATATATGACCGCCCGCGAAGAAGATATACTCACTTCAGCAAGTCTCATCAAAAAAGGTGTAGTCTTAAACAAACTACTTGAATCACTTATTGTTACAGAAGGTGTGGACCTTAACACAATGCTTTTAGGTGACAAAAACGCAGTATTAATCGCAGCGCGGATATTAGGCTACGGTAAAGAATACAACGTTGCAGTAATGTGTCCAAATTGCGGTGAAACAGAGAAAACAACAGTTGACCTTACTTCATTCAATCATAAAGAAGTTAATTTATCAGAATTCGATAAAGGTATCAATAGTTTCGCATTTACATTGCCATCGTCAAAAGTCACCATAAGGTTCAGATTACTATCTCACGCAGATGAACAAGCAATTAGCACTGAACTCAAAGCTACCAAGAAATTTGTAAAAGGTAGCGGTGTTGATTCTGAAGTTACAACAAGATTAAAACACGTTATCACATCAATCAATGGGGAAGAAGATACTCAAAAGATTCGTTCATTTATTGATAACGATATGCTGTCGCGTGACTCATTGGCATTCCGCAAACATTTAGCATCATTTTCACCAGATGTTGATATGAAGTTTGACCTTGAATGTAATAACTGTGATGAAGAAAATAGAATCACAGTGCCAATGACGGCAGAATTTTTTTGGCCTGCGGGCGAATAATAGGCCCGCTATCCACGAAGAGATCTTCACCCTCATATACTTCGGTAAAGGTGGATTTACTCATTCCGAAGCATACAACTTGCCTATATACCTGCGCAGGTTCTATCTAAAGCAGATTGAAAATGCTATGAAAAGAGAATCTGAAGCAATTAAAAAACAGCAGAAAAAGTCAAAAACTCCACGTTCTCCTTCCAGGAAATAATCATACTTTTTCCTATTCTCCATATTTATTATTGAGATAATACCATGAACTAAATGTGAGGAAAATCCTATGAAATTATCAAAACTCAGAGAAATCATTAGAGAAGAAATTCAAAAGTTGAATGAAGCATCTATTGAAGGTAGGGAAAAGTATGAAGGTTTGAATTATGTGATATATTATCAGCCTCCAAAAGGATATTGCGCTAAAGGAAAAGGTGAAATAAAGAAGGAAATTGCGCATAGATATTTTGACTCTTATGATGAAGCTCAAGAACATGCTGAATTGGAAATAGATGGATATTTATCTGATTAACAGAGAACAATACAGTGAATTACTTTTTGCATTGAGAGCAAAACAAGGTTGGAAAAAAGGTAAAGGAGCAACAAAATGAAACTATCGAAACTCAGAGAAATCATAAGAGAAGAAATTCAACAGTTACGTGAGGAAACTTTGCAAGAAGATATACTCGATACAATCACAGATAAACTTTTCGGTTGGCTCGGTAAAAGGCAAATGAAAAAAGTGTTAAAACAAATGAAAAGGAATAACCCTGAAATGGCTGATAGTCTTGAAAAGTTAGAAAAAGACCAAGAAAGAATAGAGAAAAAATTAAAAACCACACAGGGAAAGAAAGATTTTATTGATAGGTATGGCATCGAAGTGTGGGATATGTTGACATAAAATTTTTATTGAAATGGTTATTCAAAAATAAATAAATCAAAATGGTAAGAAGGACCCCGAAAGAAAATAAAGAGAGACAGCAAATTGCTGAGAATTTCAAAAGTATCGAAGAAGATATTCTTGAGAACCTAAAAGAGCAACCAAAATGGCTCCGTAAAATCCTTGGCCATAAACAGGACTTAGAGAGTATCAGTGAAAATCTTACAAAAACAGGTCGACTTCGCTACAAACAAGAAACTGATACTGCTAAAGAAATCGAAAAACAACTTAAACATAAACAAAAAGCGAAAGAAATAATTGAAGACCAACTTGAAGGTCTAAAAGATACATATGATAGTTGGGTCGATATAAAAGATAAAATTGTTAGCCTTTATAAAGGTGGTGGTGCTTTAGCGCTGACAGCTGTAGCAGTGCTCTACATTGGTAAAAAAGTCTTAGAACTCCGCGACACCTGGATACAACTCAGAGAAGAAATGGGTGCTTCGATAGGTGAGACCAACAAAATGATTGCCCGTGCAGGGGCTCTTTCATTCAAGTATAAGATACTCGGTGTCGAAATGGATGAAGTTCTCGACACTCAAAAAGCATTAGTTGAAGAATTTGGGAGAATGGATGTTCTTACAACTTCAACAGTTGACCGTTTAACCTTAATGTCAAAAACAATTGGTCTTGCAACAGATGAAGGTGCTAAACTTCTTAAAGTTATGGAAACAGTTTCAGGACTTACAACTGAAGCAGCTCTTGATAGTATTTCATTCGTAGCAGAACTCGCAAGAGCAGAGGGTGTCGCACCAGCAGCAGTTATGAGTGATGTTGCAGGTGCAACAGAAATGTTTGCATTATGGGCTAAAGATGGTGGGAAAAATCTTTACAAAGCTGCAATCGCAGCAAGAAAACTTGGGGTAGAGCTCTCAACAGTGGAATCAATAGCAGAACATTTATTAGATTTCGAAACCTCTATTAACGCTCAGATGGAAGCGCAAATGTTTTTAGGTAGGTCATTGAATTTCGATAGAGCACGAATGCTTGCAATGCAAGGTAATTTCAACGGAATGCTAAATGAAGTTATCGGACAAATGGGTGATATAAACGATTTAGCTAATTTAGATTATTTTCAGAGAAAAAAATTAGCTGAAGCACTTGGTATCAGCGCGAAAGAATTAGGTTCGATAGTAGCGAATCAGCAACGGTTAAATGAAATGAACCCCATGTTAAAACACACATTGGGATTTTGGGAAAAAATTAGTAAAACAATGCCTAGTATTGTTATAGGTCTCAAAGCAGCGGCAATTACAATGAGTGTTTTATTACTTCCAATACTTGCTAAAGTTGCATGGGGTTACATAAAAGCTGGATTTGCTGCATTAGGATTTGGAGCACAAGCAGCAGCAGCACTGGCAGCTGCAACAATGGGATTATCATTATTAGTTGGTGGGTTAGCAGCAGCAATAGCTTATTTCGGTACCGCAACTGATGAAGCTACAGCACTCGGTAAGGATTTTGGGTCAAGTTTTGAAGAGGGATTAGACACTTCTGGAATGATTGCGCATTCACCATCACCTATAGGACTTAAAATTGCAGAAGGTATTACAACAGCTGTAACAGCACCAATGGTTGGGGATGAAATTGTGGAAGGTATTACATCCGCAATTCCAACTTCAGTAGAATTAGTTGGTGCAGTTAGACCAACCCCAGCTGTAGCAGCACCAGTAGGTAGAAACGAAATTGTAGAAAAATTAAATGAAGTTGTCGCATTACTCAAAGAAAGTGGGGATGTTTTCTTGGATGGTAAGAAAGTAGGAACAGCATTAGCTGTTAAAAGAGTGGGTGAAGGTGTAGCATAATGGGTATTGTAGAACTCACAAAAGATTTAGCTCAATACAATAAAAATGTGGGAGCAAAAACAAAAAAAGAAGGCACCACAATACAGAAATTTAAACCAGAATCAATTGGTGAAGAATCAATCCCTTATGAGAATCTCAGTGAAGTTGATTATGTTAGTGGAAGAAAAGGTGAATGGGGTGCTGGAACAAAACCTGAAGGTTTTACAGTTCGAGCATCAAAAACAAAATTTCTCGATACAGGTGATTGGACCCCGAATAGTGAATTAGTAATTCGACCATTAAGTCACGATATTGACTCAAGTGAACCTGGTAAATTAGGTCCAGGTGTAGATTTTATGAGCGGGGAATTAGGAAAATGGGGTGCTGGAACAAAACCTATAGGCTTCAAAAAGAATATAATTTACCCTTATTCATACTTTTTTACCCATGCAGGTACCCACGCAGATAGTGAATTAGTAATTCGACCATTAAGTCACGAATTAGGGGATGTTGCTGACCCATATAGTGGGTATAAACCTAAATACAACATTTCAAGTAAGTACAATTCTGAACCAGCTGATTTTGAATTGCCTCACGATATCGTTCCAGACACAAGTAGAATGAATGATAGTAGACTTTTACCTATTGGAACAATAAAACGTGAGTTCAAGTTTATGCAGGATTACAAGAAAAGTCCTAAAGGTAAACTCTTTATTGCGAAACAGCAACTACTGCAAGGTTTCAATGCATACCCTGAAACTAAAATTTTCAATTATGAAACATTTTTTGCACCAGGAATGCCTTACATTCACTGGCAACGCCATATAGATGTTGTAGGTACTATTGTTGATACGATTGATAACGCTAAAGAAATAGTTGAAAATGTTTCAAAACTCATCAGTACAGTTAAAAATAAAATTGACCTTGGAGAACTTAAATCATCAATCGTTGATTCTGAGATTTACAAAAAAGCAAGTCAATGGGGACAAACTCAAGTTAGTAAACTTCGAAGTGGACTTGGAAAACTTAAAATGCCTGAAGCATTGCGGATTGATATGGATGATCACCCGATTCTTAAATCAGCCGTAGCGAAAATAAATAAAGCTGGTAAATGGGCATCAAGTATGACATTACCAACACTACCAAAAATCGATTGGGGTGATATACGTTCAGATTTAGGTCAAGTTTCCACAGGTTTCGGAAATCTTGGTAGGGGAGCATCAAAGATTGCAATCGGAGCAGGAAAATTTGGGTCTAAAGTAACCAGTAGAGCAGCTAAACAATTAGGAAAAACAGCCAGAGCAGCTGAATCAGGAATTAGAGATTTAGACGCGCAAATACACGCAGAAACTAAATGGCAAAATTTTATCCCTGAAGGTGATATTGGAAACATTTACGATAGTAAGAGTCCATATCTTGAAATACTGCAATCGAGAGAAGGTGGAACATCATTCATAAATAATAAACACCAACCAAGTGTTGAAACGTTGTTACCAAATAGTGATACGACAAGTAAGACACTAACAACTACAGTTCCATTTACAAGATTTGCTGCTACTAAACCAGGCGAATCTGCAATTCTAACTCACCAGCATGTAGCAAACAAAGCAGGAACTTATTCAACATTAGCGTATGGTAGACTTGATGGTGACTTTTCTTATAGTGAACGTTTAGGGAGCGCAGGTGAACTAAATAGTCTTGATACTATTTATACGGGAGTATCAAGTGTTGATGGTGAAGCAGCACAAAAGAAATATGACTCAAGGGATAAAGGTAGAAAAATAACAAGGGATATTGACAAACATCGTATAATTGAAAGAACACCTCCCGCGACAAAGGATGAAATAGGAGCAGCTACAGGACTAGACAGTTTCGATGTTGAAAATGATTCAAAATACCCAGATTTTATTCCATTCAAAATTTACGATATTCAAAATGATACTTGGATAATTTTAAGAGCAACTGTAACAGGTATCAATGACAGTATAAGTCCTGACTGGTCACCAGTAAAATATCCAGGAAGGGCAGAGCCAGTTTATGTTTACAGTGGCGCTGAACGCGAACTTTCGTTTGAATTTACAACAGTTGCGCACCATCCATCGCAATTAAGAGTTATGTGGCAAAAGTTGAATCATTTAATTGGTTTAGGCTACCCAACATATAACAGCGCAAGTAGAATGGTAGCACCATTCATTAAATTAACATTAGGTGATTGGTTAAGAGATGTTCCAGGTTTTCTAAGTACAATAACAGTTATTGCAGATGATGATTCACCTTGGGAAATCAACATTGAACGTGATGTTAATTTATCGAAACTTCCACACGTTGTAAATGTAAGTGTAGGATTTACAGTAATTGGTAAAGTGTTACCTTCGTCATTATCTAAACATATTGACTATGGTTACGAGTATAAAGGTCAAACGTTGGATTTCTTAAAACCAATAACAGAAAAAAAGATACCAGATTTTCCAGATTTCAAAGATATCCCAAGAGACCCAAAAGAGTTTGGTAAACCTAAAAGACTTCGAACCCTTGGTAGTAAGAAACTTGGGTTTAAATTATAAAGGATAGCGATAGTGGTTATATATAAAGTAACTAATTTTAAAAACAACAAAGTTTATATTGGACAAACTACCGCGAAACCTTGGGGAGAGAGAGCATATTCACATCTTAATGGGTATGGAAATGACCATATGAAAAACGCAGTAAAAAAATATGGTAAAGAAAACTTCAAGGTTGAGGTTATTTGCGTTTGTCCAAATCAAAAACTGTTAGATGAATGGGAAATAAAATATATCGCAGAATATGATAGCACGAATCCCGCAAAGGGGTATAATAAAGAATCTGGTGGAAAAAATATGGGAAGCCCATCAGAAGAGACCCGTAAGAAAATGAGTAAAAATAGCGCAAGGTATTGGAAAGGGAAAAAACATACTGAAAAAGCTTGTAAAAAAATGCGCAAAGCAAAACTGGGTAAAAAACACTCTAAAGAAACTATCGAAAAAATACGCAAATCTCTCACTGGTAGAAAATTTTCTGAGGAACATTGTAAAAATCTAAGCAAAGCTCTCACTGGTATAAAACGTTCTAAGGAAACTTGTGAAAAAATACGCAAAGCGCAACAAGGTGAAAAAAACAACTCTGTAAAACTCACAGAAAAGAAAGTAATATCAATCAGAGCAGAGTTCAAAGAAAACGTTTATGGTGAATACGTAAGATTAGCGCGAAAATATGGTGTTAATCCACCTGCGATTACCAACGTTATTCTCAGAAAAACTTGGAAACATATTTAGGAGATGAACCGTGGTGGACCGATATAAGAATACAGGAATAACAAGAGATAAAAGAAACAACAAAGTTTATAAAACTACAATCTACCCTAAAATAAATCCTTCACCATCTGATTTAATTATCCGTGCGAAGCAGGGTGATAGATTAGATATGCTTGCACATAGATTTTACGGTGATGTTACTTTGTGGTGGGTAATTGCTCAAGCTAACAATTTGAGAAATGGAAGTCTATATGTTGACCCTGGAAAGAAATTAAGAATTCCAAAAGACCTTGCCAAGATATTTAATGATTTAAAAAAGTTACAACAAAGTAGGTAAAAAAATGTCTTTATTTTTATCACCAATTCACCCTACAGTTCGTGAGGAGTTAGAACGTAGACAAAGAATTTACAGTCGCGAAGCTGGTATAGCTGAAGGTGCTGATTTTCTTGCGCAAAAAACTCCTTGGATTAAATTAACCTCAAACGCTATTCCACGAAACATTGACGCAGAGTTAGTTGCTATTGATATTGAAATTGATTTAGCAGCCAATGGGGACAATACAAGAATAGCTCAATTAGAAGAACGCAAAAAGTTGCTTCAGTCTATTCAAAAGAAAATTAAGAATTTCAATGAAGAGCACGCCAAACAACTCATTCTTTATGG